TTGTACTATCCCACTATTCCGTACATACTTGCGTTTTCTTGCTGCTGCCTCATTCCACTTGCAGATACTGTAGAGAACACAGGAGCTCTTGAACCTGCACCTGAAGAATTACCAACATTACCAACTCCTGATGCTGATTGTGTAATTGGTGGTAATGTAATCATACCTCCCATACCACCAGCACCTCCTCTAGGAAGTGGAGTAATGTTTGGTATGCCTTTAGAACGTTCTCCTAATTTTGCCGGATTCGAATCCGGATCAGTCATTGCAACTATTCTATCAATTAAAGTAATTGCTCCATTCTGTACCGAACCTTTTGGAATAATATAATGATGTTCACCAGGTTCTAATGCAACTAATTGTCTATCTGCAGTTGCTCCAGGAATATCAAGTCCGGTGCTTTCGGTAATCTTTCTACGAACGGCGCCGCCTCCTTGTTTCTTGGGTATTATATTTCCTCTATAATCAGTTACACCACTTCCTTTAAAGTGTCTCCAAACTCCACCTGGTCCAAAGTGCTTTAATAAGAATGCTTCATCACCAATTGCTTTCAGTGCCTCTGGATTTGCCCCAGACTTTTGACCTTGTTTGTAGGTTCTTTCTAATGCTTCTACTTCTCCACCACCTTGTTTCTTTTGAATCATTCTAGATGCACCACCAAACCATCCAAATTTGTCCCACCAAGGTCTCTTATCAATTAACTTTTGCTTGTTTACTTTAGGATCTGTTTTTGGTTTTGGTGAGTATTTGTTAATTAATGTGTTAATAATCGGCGTATAATATTGCTGCCTCTTAACCCTATCATCATAATGATTTATTTGACTAGGTTTAGTTGCTGATGGATTATTAACTGCTCTAGATACCTGAAAAGCATCATTCCAATCAGTAACATTAGGTCTAACTCTAGTCTTCCAATAATCTATAGTTGCTTTTGCTGCTAGGTCCGGTTTTGATAAAAGTAAGTCCGGATTTGAAAGTAGATCAACACCAACTTTATCACCAAACTTTTTGTAATTATAATCGTGAGTTAATTGAATGTAACCTCTACCATGATACGCATCACCTCCACTATATCCCATTCCCTTACCGCGACCAAGTTCTCTGTCCCATTTGAATCCACCAGTTTCATGAGAGGTTTGTGCTAATAATGCAGCAAGTTCTCTTCCTTTAATACCAGCAGATAATGCTGCTCTAATGAGAGGCATTTCTCCGAATTGTGGGGTTCCGCTTGGATAACTCATTCCAACCATTCCACCACTTTGGAACTTTTGAAGAACCATACCACCTGCGGCAGCAGTTTGAATTCTACCCATCTTGGGTTTATTTGCACCAGGACCGCCATACATCCTGTTTAGTCCAAGAAAATGATCAGCACCAACAGCATCAACAGTTGGTTTATTAATAACAATCTCACCAGGTTGTGCAATAATTTGTTGAGTATCAGGTCCAAATCCACTTACTCTTTGTCCCGTACTTCCATCTATTCCTTCATATCCAGTATCAAAGACTTTTGGATTCATTCCACCCATAGTAAATCTTGGAATCAAACCACCAGAAGCCCAGGCACTACCGGGAATGTTAGTTCCTCTAATATCTTCAATTCTTTTTTGAAGTTGCTCCGTTTTTATTTTTTCAATCTCTTGTTTAGATAATGGTTTTCCTTTATCTTTTGCTTCCTGTACTCTTCTTTGAAGAAGAGTTTCATCCACTTTCTTTAGATTTTTTTCTGCAACAATACCACCAACTGTACCACCTATAGCAGCAACAACTGCAGCAGTTGCTACAGGATTTGCGGCAGCAAACGCAGTTAGACGTGGAATAATCTTAAGTATCTGAGGAATAAATCCTCTTAATAAAGTTATGGTTGTCCGAATGAACTTACCAAAAGGAGTTAAGAATAACCCAGCAGCAAATGCTAATGCAGGCCACCAATCCTTTAAGAACCTACCAAGAGACTCTATTTTCTTCTTATTTTTTGGATCACCTAACCATTCCATTAACTGGGTAAATGCTCTACCCAGTAAAGTAAAGAATATAAATCTCCAAATACGATCTATAATACTCTGAAATGGTGCAAGCATTTTCTTTGCTGCACCAGAGACTGCTGATATTCCTTTCTTAAAACCTTCTAAACCTTCTTCTCTTTTAGTTCTTCTTTGAGTCTCTTTTTCTTTTCTATCAGTTTCTGATTGTTTCTTATCAAACTTTAATTTTGAAGATAAGATTGTTAGAATAGAATCTAGAGTCTTCTTAATTTGATCAAATCCACCTATCCTTTCTTCCTTATTATCTTTCTTTTCAGCAATATCTTTTACATTAACTGGAATAACACTTTGAGGTATTATTTTAGCAGTCTTTGCTTTTACTATTGCTCCGGATTTTGGTTTAACACTTCCAGTTGAAACACCAGGACCAACTCCAGACCCAACACCTACAGAAGCAACTTTTGTTTTTGCTTCTTTAATCTTAATTCTTATTCCTTTATCTTTTACTCTACGAACTCTTTTTAATTCTTCTCTTAAAAGTTCGTCTTCTTCTCTTGGTAATTCTTTTCCAGCAAGTCTTGCGATTGCTAGTTTCTTTTTTAAGATTTCAAAGTAAGTTTGATAATCTATTTCCACGCCAGGTTTTAATCCAAGTAACCTTAAAATTACCTCATCAATTGCTTCGGTTTTTACTTTGGTACTTGGATTACTGACCATTTGCTCTTTGCTGTGCTTTTAGTTCTTCTTCTTCTATATGTTGTTTCAGTAGAATTGTATAAATGTCTCTTTCAAAGGGCATCATATTTTCAATCTCAGTAAGACTCCATTTATGATACTGCATCAAGGCAAAGTTTAACTTGAAGTAATTCTCCAAGTCCATATGAGACATTCCTATGCGAAAAAACTAGACAGTCCCTCCAATACTACTTCACTTTCAACTTCAGTTTTTGGATTCTTAACTTGAATTGTATGGGAGAGTTTAGGCATTGTTTCAAAGAACTTTTCAATGTCCTTGAACTGGGTAGAGTTCATTTGCTCCAAGAACTCTAATAGTTCTTTTTTGGATACATCACCAGCAGCCCAAACTTCTTCTTCAGTGTAGATCTTATCAATACAAGAAGCAATCAAATCAAATGATTGATCCATTGTATTACCAGCAGATAAATCAAAGTTGGACTTAATAAACTGATCAAGTGATGGATACTTCATTTCCATCATAATAGAGTCATCAACCTTGATTTGCTTAACGTGATCAGGATTCTTATGGACCTGAATATCATCTACATTGATTTTCACAGGAACTGTAGTTTCCTCATCATCAGGGCAGATGATATTGACTTCAATTTCTTCACCAACAGATTTTCCACGAATATTCAAGAACAGATATTCAATATCAAACGTAGGAAGTGTTTCCACCTTTACATTTTTAGTTTCAATGCAGTTTTTAATAACTGTTTTAATCGCGGTAGTAATCTGTTTAGTGTCTTCTGATTCTAATGCTAGAACCAAAAGTTTTTCTTCCTTTACCAAGAAGGGACGATATTTGATTGGTTGTCCTGTTGATGGTAATTCAAGTTCATATGTTGGCGTAGCAATCTTTGGTAATACCATTTTAAAATTCAAGTGTAATACTATCTGGTATATTTATTACCTAAAGAATGGTTTAAAATAGAGTTAATTGCAGATCACCTTCTTCGGTTGGATTAAAAACAGCACCACTTCCGGCATTTTTATTGACTGTGGGTTCTGGTTGTGGTTGTGTTCCGGAAGATCCTGAAGTTGTAGTTGATTGTCCAGATAAATTGAAAGGAACCCCCGGGGCAGTACTAGGTTGAGAAAATACGGGCCCAGTAAAATCTGGAACACCAGGAGCAGTTCCAAATTGTGGATTTTCGAATCCAGGAACTTGAGGGAAGTTTGGAGAAGCATTTGGATTTCCTATTGAAGGAAGTCCTGGTATTGGAGTTGGACCAGGTTCTGTAGGTCTATTAGTTCCAACTACTCTTCTCACATAGCGACTGTACGTAAATGAAACAGTACATTTTAAAAGTTGAGATGCATCATAAGAAACAGGCATTGATGTAATACTAATTGGATATGCGCGAATAAATCTATATTCCAATGCAGATCCAAAAACATCTCTTTCAAATTTGGTTATGTATAGATCATCAGTTTGATAATCATCAGGGAAATTAAATCGGTAAAAATAATTTCTCTGATTTAAATCTGCTTGGAGATCTTCTTTTCCACAGTAAGAAATCCAACTTTCAAAAAAGTTTAAAATTCTGTAGTCGTGATCTACGTAAAATGTAAAGTCAGTTCTATCATCATATTGTCTTCTATATGCGTGTCTTTCAGTCACTCCAGTATGATCATCATTAATCTCATTGGTCATTAATGATGAACCAGGTAATGATGCCTCACTACAAGAAAGTTCAATAAGATCTTGATTTGGTCTGATTAAATAATTCGATCCAGGAAATGGACCTTCTCTTCTAGAAAAATAAGATGCTGCAGGACCAGGCGGTTTAAACTTACAGACATAATGAGACGTTAAAGCGGGATTTAGTAATATTGATTTAACTCTAAAGTTTTCTACTATAGATACAATCGGTCCGCCACTTGAAGACCCAGATTGCCCTCCATTAGGACTAGATGATGGGGGAGTAGGAACTCCAGGTGCTGGAGTTGGACCACCAAGTGGATTTTGATCTAAACCGGGAAGTCCAGGCACACTTGGATCAGTACCAAATTCTGGATTTTCGGGAAAAAAAGGAAGTACCGGTAGACGAGTCATCTATAAATAGATTTACTTATATATTATGTATGCTTAAAAATGGGAGAGAGTATAAAGAGTATCTATAAACCGTCTCATCCAGAAAAATATCAAGGTAATCCAAACAATATAATCTGTAGAAGTAGTTGGGAAAGAAAGTTTTGCTATTACTGTGACCATAATCCCGATATAGTTTCTTGGGCATCTGAAGAGTTTTGTATCAACTATGTTTCGCCTGTAGATAAACGCATTCATAGATACTTTCCAGATTACCTCATTAAGGTAAAAGAGCAATCTGGTAAAATAAAGACTTATGTAATTGAGGTTAAACCAAAGAAGCAGACAGTTCCTCCGCAGAAAAAGTCAAGAGTAACTAAGACCTACTTGAATGAATGTAGAACTTATGCAGTTAATCAAGCAAAGTGGAAAGCAGCACAGGAGTGGTGCGAGGATAGACTATTAGAATTTAAGATAATCACGGAAGAAGATTTGTTTTAAGTTCTAATGTTAGGTCTAAATAGTTAAAAAATCTATACTCGTGGAATCAACCCCATATCTACTTCCAAATACTCAGGGAAGATACGTTACTGTAGTCGAGAATGCAACAACCGGAAGAGTTGAGCGCATAAACGATGATGGAAGTAGAACGATTTATGCTAGGTACTTTGACGAAGGTGGTGATTCTATTCTTGAAGCAACAGAAAATGCATCTGGAGAATTTACATCTAATCTTGTTCAGAATAATGAAGGATTTAAAAGAACAATTGGTAACTCTGTAATTGAAGCAACTGGTACTACACCAGCCCAACCGACGGAACCAAATTCAGATCAACAAGGTGGATCTACTCCAGTTACAACTCCAGGAGAAACTCCCACTCAGACCCCAGAAAGTCTAATGTTATATTATCCGGAAGACATAATGTCATCCAATCAAGATATAATATCTTTTCAAGCACATAAGTACCAATCGGGTTTAGCAAATAGAATACCAAGTCTTACTGGTGAATTTGAACTAGGTGCCGTTGAATATATTCCAGTAAATCAAACAGTATTTTTACCAATTCAATCCGCAATTACCGATCAAAATTCAGTTTCATGGCAATCAGATACAATAAATCCCATCGAAATAGAAGCTGCAAGAATGTCCAGAAATTTAATGGACAATCCACTATCTGATTGGGGAAGTATAGCCGCCAATACAATAGGACAAGCGTTAAATCAAATAAAAAATGACCCTAGATTGCAAGAATCAATCAGAACTTATATAATTGGTCAAGCTGTAGGTGTTAATAATTTACAATCAAGATTAAACGGTCAGGTTCTTAATCCAAATTTGGAATTATTATTTCAAGGTCCTCAGTTAAGACCTTTTAATTTTATGTTTAAAATGTCCGCTAGAAATAAACTCGAAGCAAGATCTATTAAAGAAATTATTAAATATTTTAAGAAAAACATGGCAACAATAAAAGGAGACGATAATATATTCTTAAAAGCACCTAATGTATTCAAGATAAGATATTTGTATGGACCTAATCGAGAAATACATCCAGCAATAAATCTCATCAAAATGTGTGCTCTTACTAATTGTTCTGTTGATTATACTCCTCTTGGAAGTTATGCAACTTATAATGATGGTACAATGGTTGCTTATAATGTAACACTATCATTCCAAGAACTTACTCCAATTTATGATAAAGATTATGATACATTTAACTATGGTGTTGGTCCTTCAGTATCAAATCATCCAATAGGAGCATAAGATGGCGAAACCTTATTTCAGACAGATACCAAACTTCGAATACGTCAGTAGAAATCCTGGCGAGCATAATATTTCTGATTATGTTCCTGTTAAAAATCTATTCAAACGTGCGAAACTAAGAGAAGATATTTTTGGTAATCTAAACTTCTTTGAAAAGTATTCAATCATTGGTGACGAAAGACCAGATAATGTTGCTTTCAGATACTACAATGATGATACATTAGACTGGGTAGTTCTCTTATCAAATAATATTCTGAATGTTCAATCAGAATGGCCTATGACTCAGAGAACCTTTGATAAGGTAATGCTTGAAAAATATGGTTCTTACGAAAACTTATATTCCGGAATACACCATTACGAAACTGAAGAGATACGTAACTCTTTAGGTGCTGTTGTTCTGAAGTCCGGTATTCGCATCCCACCAGACTGGAAGACCAATGGTAACTTTGTAGAAATCAGTAACTCATCAATCCTTTCTATTTTTTCTGGTGATGGTATTAATCCATCCACAGTTGTAAATGTAGCAACAACCAACGGTATTATCGGTCTTGAAGTTGGTAGTGAAGTGATTATTGATGGAGTTTCTGAAGTTGAATACAATGGTAGATTTGTAGTTACTAGTATTACTGCGTTCTCTGGTAACATTGTATTCAACTTCACTTACGAGTTAGCATCAACTCCAAATGTTGCCACTCCAACCCTATCAACAGCAAGAACAGAGTTGATTAGTTATGTTCTCCCAGAGACATC